AGATTTAGGTGGTTTTGTCGAGTATGTCGCTCCAGGTGCTTTCAAGCGTTCTTTACAATCTCGCAATGAGGTCAAACTTCTTTGGAACCATGACTCAGGTGAGCCTCTGGCTTCCCTGAGAGGTGGCACAATGCAACTCATTGAAGATGAAGTCGGACTAAGAGTTACAGCTAAGCTTCCAAACACAACAAGAGGCCGCGACATTGCCGAGCTACTTCGCACCAAGGTAATTGACTCAATGAGCTTCGGTTTCAATGTGATCAAGGATTCTTGGTCAAGAGATGGTCAGACAAGAACCTTGGAGTCAGTCCGTTTATTCGAGGCAAGCATCGTAAGTTTTCCAGCATATGCCGCTACAACAGCCACAGTTCGGTCAGCCCCAAGCATCAATGCTGACGAGCTAGCAGATGCTTTACTCAGGCTAGAGTCCGGTGAAGAACTTGACAGCAAGAGTGCAGAGCTAATCACTGATGTAGTAAACAAGCTCAAGGCACAACCAGAAATAGAAGAAGTAATTGACAACGGCCTTGACCTGCTAGACCTAAAGAAAAAGCAGTTCGACCTTCTACTGAAAAGGATATAAACATGGCAAGCAAAGATGAAATCAAAAAAGCAATCCTAAAGACCGCCGGTAACCCTTCGGTTGGCATAATTGCTGACATGGCAGATGATCTAGCTAACGCAGTATGGGAGCTAGACAACACAAACTCATACAACCCAGCCAAAGAAGCAAGGGTTGTAGACAGCAAAGAAACCCGATAGAGTTTCTTTAACCCCAGCTCAGCCCCCTTTCTGAGCTGGGGTTTTCTTTTGCTTGTAAACTTGTTGGTAACAGTTGAGTGTAAGCACCGCTGTCTGTTGAGTGTCAGCACCGCAGAAAACCCAAAATCAATCTATTTAGGAGATATACATGTCTGACTTTATCAAGTCACAGATGGATGCTCGCAACAACCTGATCGCACAGGCAAGAGAAGTTCTTGACTTTGCACAGGGTGAGAAGCGTGGACTATCCGCTGAAGAAAACACCAAGATTGCTCGTATCGAAGCTGACATTGACTCAGCCGATGCAACAATCGAAACCGCTCGTAAACTAGCAGATCGTGAAGCTCGTGCTTCTGAGGCTGCTGCTTCATTCACACCATCCATGCCAGCACAGTCAAACTCTGACGCTGACATCCTTCGCTCAATCGCTACTGGCGAAATGCGCGGATACGACTTCGCCCGCGAGGTTCGTACTCTAGTTCCATCCGCTAACACTGTTGGTCAGTCTTTCTATGACCAGGTATTTGAGATTGCACAGCTAGTTGGCCCAATGCTAACTGTTTCTGAAATCTTCAACACCACTTCAGGTGAGAACCTAGTAATCCCAACTGTTACCGCAACTTCAACCTCTGGTTCTGTTGCAGCAGCAGGAACCATCTCAGAGTCCAACCCAACATTCTCATCCATCACTCTTGGAGCTGAGAAATATGGTGCGCTCGTTCAAGTGGCTCAAGAACTAGTGTCCGATGCCGGATTTAACATCACTAGCTACATCGCACAGCAACTAGGTACTTCTCTAGGTTTGCAGGCAAACTCCGTTCTAACCACAAAGCTATCCGCAGCCGCAGGCTCAGTAGTAACTGGTGGAACTGGTGTTTCCGGTGCTGCTTCATACGAGAACCTAATTGACCTTGTATACGGAATCGCCGATGGCGCTCGCGTACTTCCAGGTCTAGGTTTCCAGATGAGCAAGACTGGAATCGCAGCCGCTCGCAAGCTGAAGGATGGTGCAGGAAACTACATCTGGACTAACTCAGCAGTTCCTGGACAGCCAGCAACCTTGCTTGGCTACCCAGTGTACGAGAACCCAAATGTTGCAGCAGTAGGAACAGCAGCTAAGTCTGTATTGTTCGGACACCTACCAAGCTTCAAGGTTCGCGTTGCAGGTGGAATCCGTGTTGACCAGTCAACCGACTTCGCTTTCAACACAGATACTGTGACATATCGCGGATTGATTCGACTTGACGGTGGATTAACTCACGCTACCCATATTGGGTACTTCAAGGGTGGAGCTAGCTAAATCTAGCCCCCAGTAAAAAGCTGGCGGGGGTCACAGAGCGTAGGACTGTGGCCCCTGCCTTTTTTTGCTATCATCTTTGTATGCCTACTAATAAAGAGAAACTGACTGGAGCTGTAAGCGTCTGGTCCAATAGCTACAACGCACCAACCGGATACGGCCAACAAGTCACAATGCTTATTGACCGACTAAAGCGTTCGGGTCTTGATGTCGCTATGTTGTCTAACTACGGCCTTGAGGGAATCCCTAGTTCAATCCAAACGCCTTATGGCAAAATTCCACATTACCCAAGAGGTTTGGATCAATACTCAAACGATTCGGGACCACAGGATCACAAAACCTTTATAGCTGATAAAGACAAGCCCAACCTGCTTATTAGCCTTTACGATGTCTGGGTAATGAAGTCAAAACAGTATGACGACTTTCCAATCGCGGCTTGGACACCACTTGACCATGTAACCCTGCCACCAGGTGTAGAGAGTTTCTTACGCAAAGAGAATGTTACGCCAGTTGCGATGTCACCTCATGGAGTCAGACAGCTAACAGCTAAAGGCATTGAGTGTGAGTACGCACCTCACGCGATAGATACCAAGACCTACAAGCCAACATACAAAATAGGCAATCATCCAATCAATGAATACATGGGTCTAACCGCAGATAACTTTGTAGTCGGCGTAGTAGCTGCTAACAAGGCATCAGGCCTAGTCCACCGCAAAGCTTATGGCGAGCTAATCCTTGCTTTTAGTATCTTTGCGAAAGACAAGCCTGACGCAGTTCTTTATCTACACACTGACTCATTCGGTTTATCAGGTGGCTGGAACTTGCTAAACATCCTTGCCTCGCTGGGAGTAAAGAAAGAACAAGTAATCTTTCCAAACCCACAAGACTACCGATTCGGTTTAGCTCAGTCAGACCTTGCCGCTCTTTATACAAGGATGGATGTTTTGCTTGCGCCTAGCTTGGGTGAGGGCTTTGGCGTTCCATCAGTCGAGGCTCAGGCTTGTGGCACTAGAGTTATCGGTTCTAACTGGGCAGCAACACCTGACCTAATCAGCGAGGACTCATGGCTAACCGATGGACAGCTAAGTTGGGATGCTGGGCAAGATGCTTGGTGGATGACACCGAATGTCGGTAGCTTGGTCAATGCGCTAGAGGAAGCTTACAAAGCCGAGCGTGGACTATCACAGGTAGCCATAGACTTTGCCAGTCAGTTCGATGTTGAAAAGGTATGGGAAAATAGCTGGATGCCAATCCTAAGAAAGCTGCTCAAATGATTCCTGTATTAGCCTTTCCAACTTACGCTAGGCACGATCTAGCCCAAAGAATGATTGACTCGATTGACTACCCAGTTGAGCATCTTGTTATTGTTGACAATTCTGGCAAGCAAGAGTTCAAGCCTGTCAAGCCAGACACAGTAAAGAACCTTTGGCTTATACCTGTGCCTTTTGGTGTTGGCCCAGTAGCAGCAATGAACTTTGTGACCAAGGCAACCCCACACGCTAAGTATTGGGTCTTTGCTAGTGAGGATACTTGGTGTGAGCCTGGTGCTTTAGAAAAGATAGCTAATGAGGTTGACACCGAGGCTTTGAACTTTACTGGTGCTGTTCCTGACTGGGCTTTTGTCGCTATCGGTGAGGGTGTAGTCCTAAAGGCTGGACTAGCAAGCGAGCTGTTTCACCCTCTTTATTTTGATGACAATGACTATGAGCGAATAATTGACGCACATGGCATACCTAAAAAGCGCATCCATGCCACAATCCACCACAACAACAGCTCGACTATTGCTGCTGGCTATGGCCCTAAGAACGCTCGCACCTTTTCAATCAACCAAAGACTTTACGAGGAAAGACGAGCTGAGAATAACCTCAATGGTGGCGAGTGGTCGCTAAAGATAAGGCGAGAGAACTCTTGGGACTAGCCTTATTAGTATCCTTTTGATTCAGTAGAATAGAGAACATTATGGCAATTACAAACGGCTACGCCACACTCGCAGAAGTCAAAGCCTCACTTCGCATTACAGACAGTCTTGATGACACACTCCTAGAAACAGCTATCGAGTCTGCTTCTCGGATGATTGACGGCTACACAGCTCGCACCTTCTACAACGCCGGAACAGCTACTAGAAACTTTGCTGCTACCGATGCCCTAAACCTTATTATTGACGATGCTATTTCGGTTTCGGTAGTATCTTCTACCGATGAAGTTGGAGATACTTATGTAGTTTGGGGAGCTAACGATTTCCAACTAGAGCCTCTAAACAGTCGCTCTGACGGACTCTACATGCCATACACAGGCATTAGGGCTGTTGGTGATTACACCTGGCCTGTTGTAGATCAGCAAGCTCTTTGTCGAATCACAGGTGTTTGGGGTTTCTCTGCTGTTCCAATCGCAATCAAGCAAGCAACAGTAATTCAATCCTCAAGACTTTTCAAGCGCCTTGACTCACCTCTTGGTATTGCCGGATTCGGTGACATGGGTGCTATTAGGGTCAACCGCTACCTTGACTCAGATGTAGAGCAACTAGCTATGCCATTTAGGATTATGAGAAACTTCGGCTAATGAGCATTACCGCTATTAGGACTGCACTAGCTACAAACCTTGCAACTATTTCTGGCTTACGCACAGCCGCCGAAGTCCCTGACCTACCTAACCCACCTGTTGCAATCGTCAACCTAGATTCGGTCACTTATGATCAAGCTTACGCAAAAGGAATGACTAACTACAACTTCACAATCACTGTCATTGTTGGTAGGTCTGCTGAAAGAGAAGCCCAGCGCAAGCTTGATGGCTACATTTCAGCAGGGGCAAACAGTGTCAAAAATGCAGTAGAATCAGATAAGACTCTTGGTGGATATGCCTACGACTGCCGAGTCGTGTCAATGAACTCAGTTGGTTCGGTGACAATCAGTGATACAACATACCTGGCTGCTGACTTTACAGTCACAGTCATAGCAAACTAGGAGAAATAAATTGGCAAAATTTTACGCACAAGACTACAAGGTCACAATCGGCACTGCTGTAATCAGCGAGGACATTGCATCTGTAACTCTTGACATCACCGCAGACGAAGTTGAAACCACAGCTTTTGGCTCGTCTTACCGCACCAGAATTGGTGGACTAAAGGATGCATCTGTATCTCTAGATTTCCACCAGGACTTTGGAGCTGGCGCAGTTGACGCACTATTGTTCCCACTTATGGGTTCAACTGTCGCAGTCAAGATTGCACCTACCTCTGGAACTGTAACTGCAACTAACCCTGAGTACCGCTTCTCGGCCTTGGTCACCCAATATCAACCCTTCGCTGGAGCAGTGGGCGATTTAGCCACCCTTTCGGTCACCTGGCCAGTATCGGGCGAAGTTACAAGAGGAACCGCACCAGCCTAATAGTTGCGCTAAGCTTGGATCATGAAACTAAACCTACAAATAAAGTTCAC